GTGTCTGAATTACAATATATTTTTGTAATTCATTGATATACATTATTTTAGCTCCGATTTTATGGGGGGGGGATTTTTGACCCCCAGATCTGTCGGAGTTGCTGGAAAGCCTGTAGAAACGCCTGAAATCGACGCAAACAGCCTATCGTAACGGGCATTCGACAGCTCGACTTGTGTAATTAACCGATTCATCTGGGCACTCTGCTCTCTTATGACTGCCATCGCCTCACGAGTGATCGCTATAAGATTAGTAATATTCTCGGTTGTAGGCGCGGGAGAACCCTGCGTTTGCTGCATTTCACTCTTGTCAGCACTGGTGGCAGCATTGCCGACCGGAGATGTGCTGTGGCTTTCTCGAAGCATCTCGCCGTCGCCGGTGAGGAGCCATGCGGCATTTATAAAGTATTTGTCTTGAAGTTTCAATGCGAGGTATTTTGATATTCCGCATTTTCCTGCCTTAATATCGTAAAATACCTGTGGATTTTTTAGACCCAATTCGATAGACAAAGCCCTTGCACTCTTTTTTAAGTGACTTAATACATTTTCAATTCTTTGAAAATCATTCATATAAATACTCTCTACATTTTTATACAAAAAATATTCTTGAAAATGTTTGTGTATTCAAGAAATAGTCTTTATATTTGCATTGTCAAACGATACTACAACACAAATATACAAAATAATATTGATTATGAAAGCTGTCTATAACAAATCGAAGATCATGCTGAATGCCTGGTATATGTTTCGGGTGAAGATGGTGAAAAATTTCGCTGAGGCCTTGCGGAAAGCATGGAATAACGAGAAGCTGGCCAACATCCGCGCGATGATCGAAGGACGCACTTTGGAAGCCTCCGCACCTAAAACGACCGGAGAACACAATGTTGCAGCAAGTATGGCTTTCGCGGCGGGATGCCTGGACTATTATGCCGATGCGCGGCCGGGACAGTATTTCGGAGATTAAGGATAACAATATGATGGAGACGAAGAAGAGCAACCAGACATTCGGGGAGATATGGCACTCCCTCACGCCTTCGGAACAGAGCCGCCGGGCCAATGAGATTATGGAACGATTAGGAGTGAGTATGTGGACGATTCAGTCGTGGATAACAGATCCGGAGAAAGGCGGGTATCGCAGGCCGAGCAAAAGACGGCAGGCCATTCTTGCCGAGATGTTCCAGGTTCCGGTGGAAGGGCTGTTTTTAGCAAAGACATATTCTCCGGAGAACTGAATAATGGAATCGGCAGACAGGCTGGCTGCCCTGCTCGAAGAACAGTGGGTGTGCATTGAACGAATTATAAAAATTTGAGATTCTCGGATACTCTTGTTTTGTGTCGGCCTGATTGCCGACACGATATAGCACTAAATAACCGACAAGACGCTATGATGCAGGATAAAACCATTCAAGACACGTATAGCGATATGACAGCCGCAAATATTGCTGCATATATCGGTAATCTGGAAGAAGAGAACCGGAAGCTACGTAAAAAGTTGCAAGAAAAGGAGGACAACAGCATCGATGTGAATGTGTTCAAAAACGTAGTGATGACTGTTGAAGAAACTGCTCGATTTCATGGGGTGTCGGCAGCGCGAGTTCGGGATTATGCTAAACGGGGATTGATAGAAACGCACCCCGATTCAACGGACGCTAAAATGTTGTTTTATGCTAAAACCATTCTTACGCTCGACTTTCCGACGCTCAAGAAGAAGAAAGCGTTGCTGAAATGGGAGTAGAATTAACAACTTATTATCCGCGCCCGATTTTTCAGAGTTTAGTTAAGAGTTGAGATTAGTTGAGTTTGCCATTTCCGGGCGCGGATTTTCAAAGTCCGTATCGGGTTGAATGTCCCGGTGCGGGCGCAAAGGACGGCACGGAAGCCGTAGGGGTCCTAAAGCCTGCCATAAACCCCGGCCGCAAGGCAGAAAGGCTGGAACGAATAAGCGGTTCATTGAAATACGAGAACCATCCGAAGGGATGTAAAACCCGGCGAGCGACTTGGCGCAGAAGGGCGGATATTAGGCCGATCAATACCAAAAAGCAGGCGACGATCCGGAGCAATTCGGGGAGCCGGTAGCGATATACCCTGCGATTCAGTCGTGGTCTTCGATGACGACAGGGTGCAAATTTTAATCAAAACAATTTACGTGCAATGTCAAACAAAGTATTTACCCCAGAGAACATTTCCAAATTAAAACAGAACGAGGTCTTTGTATTCGGCAGTAATAAGGCCGGTAACCACGTTGGCGGCGCAGCTCGTGTCGCGGTCGAGAAGTTCGGCGCGATCATGGGGCACGGCGAGGGCTTACAGGGCCAGTCCTACGCTATCCCTACGCTCGATGAACAGATGGACAAGGTGTCTACCGAGGAATTGACGCGATCGGTACGGAGATTCGCAGACTATACACGGTACAATACCGATAAGGTTTTCTATGTAACCAAGATCGGATGCGGCATCGCTGGATTCTCGGTCGAAGAGATTGTGGAAGTATTCAAAAGCGTCTCGTTCGGCGATAACGTGGTGCTTCCGCAAGAGTTCGGCGAAGAAAAACATATCGATGGATTTAAAGGGTTCAATGCAGATATGACCTGCCTGGGCTTCAAATTCGAGGAGGGCAAGACTTACGAAGAGGATGTTGAGTTGAAAGTTTGTAATCGAGGCTTTCATTTCTGCGAATCACCGTTCTCTGTCCTTAGCTATCGTGATATGCTGGATGATGAATGCAAGTTCATCCCTGTGCATCATGTAACAGCTTTGGGGCGATGTCATTCCGACTCGGATAAAACGGCGACGACAAAGATTCACATCGGGGCAAAACTCGATTTCAAAGGATTCATTAAAGCTGGTATAGATTTCATTTACGAGAAGTGCATCAAAGAGGGTCCGACCGACAATGTTAATTCGGGCGACGACGCACAGATCGGCTCCTCGGGCGACGACGCACAGATCGGCTCCTCGGGCGACCTCGCAAAGATCGGCTCCTCGGGCGACCTCGCAAAGATCGGCTCCTCGGGCGACGGCGCAAAGATCGGCTCCTCGGGCTACGGCGCACAGATCGGCTCCTCGGGCGACGACGCAAAGATCGGCTCCTCGGGCGACCTCGCAAAGATCGGCTCCTCGGGCTACGGCGCAAAGATCGGCTCCTCGGGCGACGGCGCAAAGATCGGCTCCTCGGGCGACGGCGCAAAGATCGGCTCCTCGGGCTACCTCGCAAAGATCGAAAGCGAAGGTAACAATGCTGTTGTAGCAGCCATAGGTATAGATTCAAAAATAAAGGCAAAGAAAGGTAGCTGGATTACCCTCGCTGAATATGGCGAGGATCTGAAACCAGTGTGCGTAAGGTCTGCACAGATCGATGGGAAATCGCTCAAGGAGGATGTTTTCTATCAACTGAAAGGCGGCGAGTTTGTCGAAGCAGCAGAATAACAGCAAATATCATCCACAAGTAAATCTTTACCAACATGCAAACCTTCTTTTCCGAAAGCACAGTCAAAAGTCTGTGGGGCACGCTTGCGGGCCGCCTCTGGCGTGCGTGGTACCGCCTCAAGAGTAAGGTGCGCCGGATGATCGACAAGTCCCGGCGCCGGGCACATAAACTCCAAAACCGGCTCCGTGTCTATCGGGTAGAAATTCGATAGGACTTATCGTAATTTTCTCATAGTCGGCATAATAAAAGTATATTTTTGCATAATGAAAAACTTTTATTATATTTGTAGTCGCCAAACCACCCGATAACGGGTATTTCAGAAATATACAAAACGCCTTTTAGGGCGTGTCCTTGGTTCACTTCTGCACCCGCAGTCGTGGTGGTTTGGCGACTAACTGAAGGGCACGTCCTTCTTTTTTTACATATTGTTTAACTTGTGTTTAACCAAATGCCAAACCACAACACAAGTGCCACAGCCCTGAAGAACAGTATGGGCGGCACACCTACGTACAAGTATCTGAACATAACTCCACTCTTGCGAGTTGGCTTTTCAGAGCATCCCGAAACCTATCTTGTTAATATTAGCGGAACAACACTCGACGATCACAAGGTCGAGGTATCTCGCGTCTATGATGAACTCCATCCATTGATGGCCATAGGACGTGCCGTTACGGAGTTCTACGACAACTATGTATGCGGCCGTATCGGCAGCATCATTATCAAACAACGAGTTGTCAAATAACCAATTCAGCTATGGCACACGTAATAACGCTTGCCGTTGTGATCGCACCGATCGCAGCGGTGTTCGGCTGGGTGCTGTCCGGTCCCCGGCGTATGCGGATCACCCGCTATCTGTTGAATGAAATTTTCGAAAAGCGATGAATACAGACTTGCACACAACAAAAGGCAATGTATCATGCCATCGGATGTATGACGAGTACATCGATTATCCGAGTATCGAGTGGGATAAGGGACTGCAAGCGACAAGTAAGTCCGAATGTCCCGCTCCATCGGATCAAATCCCTTATTTTCGGATCGGAGCTGCAATCTATCGGCAGGTGGCCGGAATACTTCAGGATATGCTCGGTGATCGTAATTATCTGTCAAATGTAAAGATCGATTGGGAGGATGAGGACGGCAATAGTTACACCTTTACGGACAGCTCTGTTTGGGTGTATCGTAAGAGGGTCCGATTCCCGGAAGGCAGTATGGAGGTCGTCGATGACTTGGGTTCGGGTTGGTGGGAGTTTCACAGTTATACGCCCGAAGGTGACGAGAAGATCAACGATTTTCAATTCAGCAAACTCAAGGAATATATCTGTTTAACCGAATAAAACATGTGAAACAAATGAAAACGAGAATCGAGATTTACGAAATCGACCGCCCGCAAAACATTGTTGCCTCGGGTTCTTGGAATAGGCAACTCTCGACTGCCGAGATACGCAAGGAAACCAAATATATGATGCGGTATAGCGATTCTAAAAAGTTCGCATCACGAGTGATAACCGATAGAGATTGAAAATATGGAACTGCGTAAAATATCCGAAGAACAGAAAAGATTACTGGATCGGCCGCTGCCTTCAGAGGCAATATCGCCGCATCCGACAAAGAACTACTTGTCCACGATCAAAGCGATCTACGTTACCGAGCGTCTGAATGACGTGTTCGGAGTAGGTAGCTGGCGTGTCCGCTCCGAACAGGTTGCCCGTGACAATAAGATGGTGGTTGTCAAGGTAACGTTCGAGATACCTGAATATGGTATCTATTATGAATGTTATGGAGGTAACGATAACTCAGATTTGGGTGATGCCCACAAGGGGGCTACAACCGATGCTTTGACAAAGATCGGGTCCTGGCTCGGGATTGGTGCCGATGTATTCAAGGGTAAATCGCACAATATGTCAGCAAAATGCGCGGCAGCTGCTCCGGACCCTCTCGCTTCGGCCCGGCCCGATACACCCCGGGCAAAACATCGGATTACGACAGATATGCTTGACGATCCGATCAAGTGCGATTGTCTGCTTAATTGGGGTTATGACTTATGGACCGCTTCAGGCTATGCGGCAGATTTCGATATTGCCGCACGTCTTCTGAAATCTTATGACGCCGATACTGACGTGCTTAAACGTTATGCGGCTTTGTTCAATTCTTATAAGATGGCTCGGCATGGAAAATAATTCATTATTGCTCTGTGAAACGGCCTCGGTCAGTGAATTGACCTCTCGGGCGGTCAGGGCTGTCGTAAACGGGGATATTGACCCGATAACGGCCCATATCAATATCAGCAGGATGGAAGCGGCAATCAAGGCGTTCAAGGATAATGAAGAGATCCGGGACATCACACTCCGCGAATTATCCCAATACGGGAAATCGCACCAATTCGGGGATTGCCGGTTGGAAGAAGCCGAGGTCGGTGTCAAATACGATTATGCGGATTGCGGTGACAGTAAGTTATATGATATGTACGCAACTCTTGAATCCTTGAAAGCTGACATTAAAGAGCGAGAAACAATGCTTCGACAACTGCCTGTTTCCGGGCTTGCCGATCCCGAAACGGGTGAGATGCTTTACCCGCCCGTTCGAAGTAGTAAAACGAGTATCAAAACAACATTCAAAAAACAACCGTAGCTATGTCACAACTTATCAATGTATCGATTTGCGTTTCGGATATTCCCCGCGACCAGATCAAAGTTGCCAATAATGGCAAGAAGTATATCGCCGTATGCGTTTCGCAGTTCCGGGAACCGGATTCCTACGAAAATACCCATTCGGTATTTATGCGTCAGACTAAAGAGGAGAGAGAGGCGAAAGCACCTCGTGTTTATATCGGCCGGGGTAAGGCCATAAACTTCACTTCGGCACCGGTTACAGTGGAGAATATCGCGGATATGCCTTTGGCAGATAGGGTAGATGATCTTCCATTCTAATATTCGGAATCCCATGATCGGTTATGAAATCAAGTCTTGGGAGATTCGGCAAATAGTACGTATTCTGCGTGACCTGGAGTTTTGCGATGCCTCGACTATCCGAGGACTAAATGCTATCCGTATGGGTAGAATCCTGTATAAAAAAATAATTAAACGCCATGCAAAGAATCGAACAAATACGGAAGGAAGCTCGGAATATTCAGATGGCTCTTGAATGTATGAATAATCCCAATATCGAAGCCATGATAGAGCGTTTGGACCAGCTGGGTGTTTACTACGCTCGCAGCGGTGAATTGTTGAGTGAGGTTGTCGGAATGCGTGACGCTGCGGTGGCCAGGTTGTTTCACGATGAAAAAGAAACGATTATCAGTTTGTCTCCATCGTTGGCGACAAAATTGGTGAACAGTTCTGCTTCGGAGCTGAATGCTTTAGAAAAGTGGTTGGACCGCATCAATGCATCTTGCAAGCATCAGTGCGACAACCTTCGGACTATGATAAGTTACGAGAAAGAACGCTTAAAATTGTAAATAAAGAAGATGATTGAAGTGTTTGATAAACCACCGAAATAATACAATGATATGGCCAATATTAGGGTCGGATTAAGCTATTACAGCGTCGATACGGATAGATATTTGGATATTCGGATAAGGCGGCTTGTTAAGGCTTTCGGTTGTGACGGTATTGCGGTTTACGACTACTTGCTATGTAATATATACCGGGTAAAAGGCTGTTTTGCTGCGTGGGACGAAAGTACTGCCTTCAACGTGGCTGAATACCTCAGGTTAAAGGAGTCGGTTGTTTTGGAGATTGTTCGGTACTGCGGTGTTGTGGGTCTTTTCAATAAAGAACTGCTCTCTCGTGGGATCATAACGTCGGCAGCCATCCAAAGGCGATATATTGACACTTGCATACGAGCGAAACGCAAGAATCTTGAAATACCGGAATTTTGCCGCATTCTTCCGGAAGAAACAGCCAAACTTCCGGAAGAATCGCCGAATACTCCGGAATTTTGCCGCGAAGTAAAGAAAAGTATTATATCTTCTCCTTACGTCGAAGATATAAATAATCCCCCCTTATATCCCCCCGAGGGGGAAGAAGATTATATTCCGACTGAATTTGTGACGTTGTGGGATAAGTTCAAGGGAAAGCGCAAGTCGCTTACCGATGACTACAAGGACTTTTGCAAAAAGACGGAGGGACTGGTTATAGATTATGTTAAATTGCAACGCAGCGCTCAATTTGCGAAAAATGTTTATTTCCAAACGTGGTTAAACGACTTTTTCCCGAAAAAATCCAGGCGTAATATAGATCTCTCGGCTGTCGAACCTGCGTTCCAGCCTATCATGGCGGATTGGCTTGCTTACAAGTCTGAACGCGGACAGACCTATCGACCGCTCGGATTACAGCGTTGCTATGTACGCCTGCTGACGCTTTCGGGCAACGATGCGGCCAAAGCTCGCCGTATCGTGGACTTCTCGATCGCCAACAACTATTCGGGGCTGTTCCCTCCACATGACCAGGACAATTCGGCAAATCGCCATCCGGCAACGGACTATCACGCCCAACCGGGCCAAACGTATGAAGACTTCTGACAATGAACTACGATGAAATCCTGAAACAGTTGAAAATCGAAGGTAATCCTACGCCTTGCGCCCGTTTCACCTTCAGTATTCCGAATGCGAAAGAAGAGTTGGTGACTGCGATGTCCGCAGTTCTGGGAGCTATGGGCGAACGGTTTGTCTGGTTGCCGGAATACGACAAGGTAGCGGAATGGCTGTCGGCAAACAACGGAAAAGGGTTACTACTGTTCGGAAACTGCGGACGCGGGAAATCGCTGTTGGTCCGCTACGCAATTCCGATGTTGCTACGCAAGTTCGCCAACCGGATCGTAACGGTCGTGGACTGCGGGTCACAGAGTGTCAATATCGACGACGTAATTAAACGCAAGTTTATCACACTGGACGATATGGGCGTGGAGGTGGACCGAGTAGAGTTCGGGACACGACGTAATCTGGTCGTAGAACTCATCAACAAGGCACAGGACAAGCCCGATACGCTTCTGTTCATATCTTCGAACCTTACAGGCGAAGCGATCAAGGACCGATATGGAGATCGGATATACGACCGGATCAAGTATCTATGCCATCGGGTCGCTTTTAATGGAAACAGTTTACGCAAATGAAACACCTTGAATCGAACATCCAACGCGCTTTTGTACGTTGGTTCCGGCTTCAATACCCCGAGTATGCTTTGAATTTGACGAGCGTGCCCAATGGTGGATTGCGAAGTAAAACCGAGGCGGCCATCATGAAAGCTGAAGGGATGACGGCTGGAGCGGCGGATTTACTGTTACTTGTTCCCCGAGATGGGTTTGGTGTACTGGGACTGGAATTTAAGACCCAAGTAAAAGGAAGTCGTCAGACCCCAGCACAAAAACAATGGCAGAAATCTTTTGAACAGGTTGGAAACAAGTATGTACTTGTTCGCACACTGAATGAAGCTATAACGGCAGTTCAAAATTATTTGGATAAATGACAAAACGACAATTTTATCACTGGCTTCATTCTGCCGAGTGGTTCACTATGGGTAAAACGCATTGATTATATGACCAACCTTTCTTACCGCCAGGCAATGTTGATTAAACATACGGCCTGGATGAACACTCGCTTGCTCGCGCGGGGTCCTCGGCCGGAAGACGAGCGGTACGTGCCGCTCGCGGTGCGGATGCTTACGCTGGTCGGCTGCTTGAACTACGCGATGCTCGACCTTGAGTCCGAACTCACGGCATCCGGCTTGTTCCACCATGAAACCAAACGCCGTTATACGCAGGCCCAGACTTTGGTCACGCAGGCTCACGGCATCGCATGGTCGATGCTTCGCAAGATCGACGACCGGGCCGCCCGGCAGTACAACGACAAGACGGACGAGGCGTATCGGACCATCAGCGGCTGTATCCTGTTGGAGGCTCCTCAAAGGTCTTACAACATCGTGCTGTCGCTGTGTAGGATCATCAGCTCTCTCAACGGTCGGATTTCGGGCCGCTACGACTTCAACCCGGCCAAACCTCTTGTACGCATCCCGGCTCTGTTGGAGTGTATCGGGATCGAGGATTACAGGATCGACGAGATTATCGAATTGAATTTAACAGATTAACGAAAATGAAAAAATACACACAAGCGGATTTCGACGCCTTCGAGGTGATCGACGGAATCAAACAATGCCCCTCGGGGGATTACAGTGATATACAAATATTCGGCGAGTGTTGCTCCTTCGGCGAGCGGTGCTCCTTCGGCGAGCGGTGCTCCTTCGGCGAGCAGTGCTCTTTCGGCAAGGGCTGCTCCTTCGGCAAGCAGTGCTCTTTCGGCGAGTGGTGCTCTTTCGGCAGGGCGTGCTCTTTTGGTGAGTGGTGCTCTTTCGGTGGAAGTTGCTCCTTCGGCAGGGCGTGCTCTTTCGGCGAGTGGTGCTCCTTCGGCGAGCGGTGCTCCTTCGGCGAGGGTTGCTCCTTCGGCGAGGGTTGCTCCTTCGGCAAGAGGTGCTCCTTCGGCGAGTGGTGCTCCTTCCGCGAGTGTTGCTCTTTCGAAGAGAGAGGCGAATATATCGGCGATTATCCTTTCCTGGCTTTTGTGGGGTTCGGCTCCCGGATCGGCAGCAAGGTTTACTTTTTCAACCTGCAAGACGGCATTTATGTCCGTTGCGGCTGTTGGCTGTCAGATATAGCCGGGTTTCGGGAGAGGGTGAAGGCGGAGAATGCCGATGCGATGTACCTGGATTTGTGCGATTTGGTCGAGAGGAAGTTTGACAGAAAAAATTCGAAATAACTATGCGGGCGAACGAATATCAGACACGCGCGATGAGTACGCGGCTGCCGAGTTGCGAGAATGCGACCTATATGCTTTTCGGCCTGATGGCCGAGGTGGGCGAAATCGCCGACAAGATCGCCAAATGGCGCCGAAAGGGAGTGTGCCGGTTGGATATGGATCATTTGGTCTTCAATACGGGCGATTTGCAAGAGGCGGAGGGTTACAAATCCGAGCTGATGAAAGAGGTCGGGGATTGTGCGTGGTTTATCGCGGGCATTGCCGATTGCTTCGGCTTGACGCTCGAAGAGGTCATGCAGCAGAACCTCGACAAACTCGCCAGCCGCCGCGAGCGCGGCGTGATCGACGGAAACGGCGATAACCGATGATCGCTTATGACCCACGCATCACTATTCAGCGGGATCGGAGGGCACGATTTGGTTGCGGATTTGCCCCCGGAATTTTACGCCTGGGAGAACCGGGACAACTTTGCGGAATGCGGGGCCGACCTCCTCACCCTGTGGTGCGGCGACAAGTGGAAAAACCTGCGCGAGTTCGGGCCAGGCGACCCTTTCGATTTCCGCGCCGTTCCCGTGGAATACCGGCCGTTCGAGAAAAAATGGCTGTACTACACGGGCAAGAGCCGGGGACTTATGGGAAGCCCGCGCTACGATGTGATGAAGCACCTTCTGCCGTGGTGGTGGCACTTCTCCACGCCGAACCTCCTGAAAATCGTGCCGGAGATGGACGAAGGTACGCTCCGTTCCGAATCCGAAACGGCGGAGGAGGATTTGCAACTCCTGCCACTCAACATGAAATGGATCGCCACTTACAATTACGCCCGCGTGCTCGATCTGGAAAGGCAGGCAAGGGCGGCGGGGACACGCCAGCTAAAGTCGGTACAACTGACGATTTTTTGAAACGATAAATGAATACGAGAAGATATGAAAACCAAACTACTGCGCCGACTGAGGCGGGAGGGGCGTTGTCAGATACGTGTCTATTCAGTTCGTAAGGATATGGATGGGACGGTTGTTGGCATACGCTACGGGTATAATTCGGATGAATATGCGCATCTATGGCATTTTGCGATGACTTCGGATGAACTTAAATCAGAAGCAATGAAGATATATATCCTCCGCCGCATTGCGGAGCTAAAAGGAAAGAGAAAATGAAAAAAGTAATGTTCAACGATCGCTACGGCTTGACGCTCGAAGAGGTCATGCAGCAGAACCTCGACAAACTCGCCAGCCGCCGCGAGCGCGGCGTGATCGACGGAAACGGGGATAACCGATGATCTCTTATGACCCACGCCTCTCTTTTCAGCGGGATCGGCGGGTTCGACCTCGCCGCCGAGTGGGCTGGCTGGACGAACGCTTTCAACTGCGAGATCGATCCTTTTTGCCGAACCATACTCAAATACCACTTTCCCAATGCAAAGCAATACGAAGACATACGAACAGCAGATTTTACCATTTGGAAAGACCGTATCGACGTGCTTACCGGTGGATTCCCGTGCCAGCCGTTCTCGCTCGCAGGAAAGTGGCGAGGCACAGAAGACGATCGCTACCTGTGGCCCGCGATGCTCGACGTTATTCGGACTGTTCGACCCCGCTGGGTCGTGGGCGAGAACGTTTACGGAATCGTTAATTGGTCGGAAGGGTTGGTCTTCGAACAGGTGTGCGCTGACCTGGAGGCGGCAGGATACGAGGTGCAGCCGTACATTATTCCGGCTTGCGGTGTCGGCGCTCCCCACCGTCGGGACAGATGTTGGTTTGTTGCCCACCGTACAGACGCAGGGGCTGAAGCGATGCGTGAACGGGAAGATGGTTTTTATGCCGTTGAGCCTGTTGCCTACCCCGACGGCGATAGACGCAGGAAGCGGCCGAATGAACAAAAGCCTCTCCCCGAATGCGTCGGAACGTCCGACGCTGGCAATGGCGTCGAAAATGGGATTGTTGCCTACTCCGACCGCCAACGATGCGAAGAATGTAACGCTTCCTGCCAGTCAGGGCATACGCAACGGACTACCCAAAACAGCGATGCAAAGCGACGAATACCGGACTGGAACGGGTTCCCGACTCAACCCCCTGTATGTGGCGGAGATGATGGGTTTCCCGGGGAATTGGCTGGTATCGCCTTTCCTCGGTGGCGCCGGGAAGCCGTCAAAGCCTGCGGAAACGCCATAGTCCCGCAGGTGGCATTGCAGATTTTTGAAACGATAAACGAATACGAGAAGATATGAAAAACACAGTTGCACTTCAAGGGATTAGATTCTGGAAAGTGGAAGATGGATATATGCTTACTACAAAAGTTGCCTGCGTCACAGCGTTTCGGAATTATATCGGAGTTCCGGCCTTATCCGGATTCTCCGACCTTGATACAACGCCTAATCCAACGGGTTATATTCCGATGCTTGCAACCGGGGTTAAAGATGAAAACGGACAGATGGTTTTTGAAAGGGATGTTGTAGTATTCGATGCAGAGAAATACACCAATGGAGAAGTTAGGGGATTATTATTATGCGATGTAAAATACGATCCTGAATTTGGCGGGTTCTGTTTATATCCAATCGAAGGAGAGGGGGACATGTTTCCCATGTGGAAAATAAGTGAATCCATACGTATTGTCGGTAATAAGTATGAGGGATATGATAGCTGTAACACTTGGAATTAGATGGATTGAATTATTTGGTGAAAACAAAAGCAAGATGCCCGATAAAATGCGCCGTTCACGATGGGAAAAATGGAAACAGTTATGCCGTGATAACGGAGGGTTTGAGATCGTTGAATATTGGAGTACTCCCGATTCTGTTTGCTTAAATTGTAAACATTGCGACGGTGACTGGTGTAGATTTCAGTCGCTTCCCTGCTCCGTGAACCCTATAACTACATTCTCAAGTAATGAAATCGGGATGGCTTGTATGGGGATAGGCTTTCATAATAAACAACAAGAACTATTCTAACTATGATACGAGTTTTTGTTACGAAGTAGAACATTGCAAAACTTTCAAACATTTTGAAACATTTTGAAACATTTTGAAATATGAGAGAAATTAAATTCCGGGGCAAGCGCCTCGACAACGGAGAGTGGTTGTATGGCAGCCTTGTCATTTTGAATGGGCGCTATTTTATATTCGATGATGCAAACAGACACGAGGTCGATCCCACTACCGTCGGCGAGTTTACGGGGCTGAAAGACAAGAACGGTAAGGAGATTTACGAGGGGGATGTGATACGCTCTCCATTGTCCGAGGATAAAACTCGCCCTCATAGAATCTTTTACCATACCGGCAACGCAGCTTTTATGGGGGCCTTGGTCGATAGAAAGGAATTATGTTATTTAAGATTGGATCAGGATTGGATTTATAAATTTGGAAAAGAAGTCATTAGCAACATCCACGACAATCCCGAATTTCTGAAAGGAGGCGAGCAATGAATAGGACTATGAAACAATGGCTTTTGCCCCTTATCTGCCGCTGGTTCGGGCATAAGGATTTCGAGGAGGTATATTGCGTCAAATCGCCCCGAAATTGGTTCTGCCGCCAAAACAAACCCAACCGATACGACGTGGTGCATGATATTGTTTGCTCCCGATGCCGGCGGGTACATCGAACTATCCTCAAATCCCGAATTAGCCGCGCACAACTCCTGCATGACGGTTGGTTTATAATCGACGAATAGCCATGAAAAGCAAAAAAGCAAAGGAATTTATCGACGGATGCTTGAATCATCTTGTAATAGAGATGAGCGACCACGCCAAATGGCAGCTACGAGCAGCAATGAGCCATACAGCCGAACTCGCCGAGCAGGAGGCCGAGGAAAGGATGCGGGATAAAGCGATCGAAGCATTTTGCAAGGATTGCCCAATTTACTCAATACAAACAAGTAATGGGGGAAATTGCCCCGATTGCAGTGCATTAAACGCATTCAAACAAAGACTGAACGAGGAATGAAATTCACAACCCATTGCTTTGTCCGCGTCGAGGATGCGGAGAAGCGAAAAGAGCTGACCGAATGGCTGCAAGGAATCGGGTATTATGTATGTCCCTGCTGCCTGTTCGACGGCTGGAATACATTGTGCATTGCAATCGGATTGAACGGCTGAAAACTTCTTACGAAGTACACGGCATCCCGGATTATGACAGAGATACCGGGTATAATATCGGGTGGTTCAAAGTAGATAATACCAATGAAGATAATCCGTCCTACGACTGCGGAGAGAATGTCGAATTATTCAAGGCGCTGGCTGCGATGAACAAAAATAATTGGGACGAGCAGTATGTTATCGACAACGCCGGTAACATAGGATTATGTAATGTAATACCGGATGCAAGCGGCATACAATGCCGGAGTATAATGATGATGGGGCTATCGTTCAACATAGACAACTACCGCAAGGCTACAGTCGAGGAAATCGTCGAATATTTCAAAAAACAATGAGCAATGAAAACAATTGAGGAAAGGGCAAATGCTGCATGGTCTGACTATGAATACAGAGAGGGAGAATTGTACTCAACATGCTTTATGGATGGCTTTTCCGCAGGCGCACAATCCGAGCGCGATGAATTGACCCGCTGGCGTGACCCGAAGGAGGAGCTGCCGGAGTTATTGACGCCTGTACTCGGGAAACAGTCAGATGCTAAAAAAAGTAGTATATCGGCGTGAATACGACGATGATAATGGCTATTATTGGACGGATAACGGTTGTCGTTCGTTATATATAGACGGCTGGCGGCCGATTCTCGAAAACGAATAGTATGTTCTGAACATTTTGACTAACCAAGAATAATTATGACAGCGAAACTCAAATCAGACTACGAAAAAGCCTGCAACGCCTATTTGAAGGCTTTTTGCGAGAAACACGGCTACGATTATGAGGATGCCGCGCGGAGCTGGGTCGGCGGCGATGTCGGCGGGATCACCGAATGCGCGGACTATATAGTTGGGATGGATGACATCATCACCGACATAGACCGGGACGCTCCGGAAGATGAGTTTGTAAAGTATTACGATTACTGTCTGCGGGTGGGGAGTATCGCCTGCGGCAAAATTAGTACGCCCAATTACAGCAGCTGGCTCTCGGGGTGTCCACGCATGAGTGAAGAACAGATCACCCGGCTGGAGGAGTTGCAGAGGGACATACGCAAGGCGGAAAGAGAGCTGGAAGAACAAATAAGGAAAGAGAAGTTTTAACCGGGAGAGGCAAAATCGCTCCCTTTTTTATTCATATGGCAGTAGATACATCTAAAAACGGTACAGTAGATCGTGCTAAACTTCTGGCAATAGAAAATAAATGTACGAGAATAATTCGAATTGCGGGGGTAACGTTTTATGTTGCTCCGGATAAGGATACACCAGAACACCGGAGGCACTTAATCCGCGTTTTGGAGAGTTGCGGTCGGCGATATACTCAAAAAGCAGGTAGCTATGAATCGGAGATTTGAGGTGAGAATCGACATTCCGAATAGTTGTGAATTGATTGGATGCAGATCGGACGGAAACATGGCAATTATTGTTTTCGAAGATTGCAGCGGCCCAGAGATCCGGCCAATCGGTTTTTGTCGGGAACATTCCGGAGAAGTACCGGACGCCTTCGAAGATGAATAAAAAAGAGGCAATTCCGAAGAATCACCCCTCACACCGATACAAATATAATGATTTATTCGGAATTTGCAAATGGGACGATATAGGAAAAACGAACGCAGAGGCGGGGCACGTGACGATTCCGAAATATACATCAGTTATTCACGGAATCGATTGCTCGAAATGATTATCTGCCGGGAAGCAAGGATGGGCGTGAGTTATCGCCATGATTTCGTCTATCGATTCAAGGCACACAAATCCTTGCCGTTTTTATGGCGGAAATTCAAAAGGAATATTAGAGAACACATTGACGGATGGCAGCAGGAGCTGCCTTTATTTTGATGAATTTGCGGAAAGGGAGAGGATAATAACCGTGCAATTCGGAATATATGATGTAGAATTACATCCGTTCATCCTATTGCATAATTGCAATTAGACGATAAAAGTGTTCTTTTGATTCATTCTGTTAATGTCGTTTCAAGCATTGAACTCTATTGGGCGGGAGCCGGACGTGAAGCTACTTTATAACGTATCTTTCGGGGCACACGAAGGAAGTGCGCCTTTCGCACGTTGTCGGGACATTGACGAAGATATAAAAGCCGATCTTATCCAGCTATTATATCGATTCTATCAATTCGCAGATTACGGCTACATAAATAGGGTAGCAGCATTCGCTGATCTCCAACAATGACATCAGATATTTAGTTTGTTCGTCCATAACCGTCGCATTTACCTTTGCAACAAATAAATTGGTGAATATCTTTCCAAAGCATTGTATTTATCTGTCCTGTCAGATAGGCTACTTCTTCGCCTTGCATCGGCATTGCGGATGCTACGGCGATGTCGTCGCACAGGTGCCGCAGTTCATGCTCGAAAGAGTTCAGGAATTGTGCCTGGGATGACGCCAATCCTACGACTACGACAGACCTTCGCCGGGTCTTGTTGGAATAGGTGAATCCCGAATCCATATCGGCCTTTTCCAAATTTTCCCGTACTCGCTCCATAATTGGCCTGGGACACTCTATCTGTTCCAAAGAAAAAAGGATAGAGCGCGTGTGATAGCCATGTACGGCGAAGTAAAACCGCACATGCCAATCATAGTTCTCTATCCTCAGATCCCGCAGCTTCATGTCGTTGAATACACTTTTTGAATCCTCACATACGGTCTTTCGAGCCGCGTTCTGGATTTGATTCTGTTACAGGACATCTTCCCACGGAACATTTGTTCCCGACCCTATCAGATCGGCGAAATATCGTGTGAAGGGCAGCCCGGGATAGGCGTCTTCATCGTCGATGAAATCCTTGACGAACAGGGCCAGGTGTTGTTCATCGGCAATGGATGATCCCCAGTAATCGGCCCGGGCCATATTCGCGACATATACACAGTCGTAGCCGTTGTCGTGCTTGAGCTCGATACCGTTCGTCTTGAGCAATTTGTCGATCTGCTCTTTGGTGATGGGTTCTATTTTCTTCCCGTCGCGGTCCTTCATGCGGCTGACGGCAAATTCACACATTTTCTTCGAAAAGGACCATCCGTTTTTTTCGAGGTATGCGCGAATATCTGCCGGCATGGAGTCCCTTGCGTCCAATCTTTCTCTGTCCATAGGTTTCGCTGTTAAAGAGAGGGGATTTCTCCCCTCTCCGGATTCGTTTTACCGGCGGAATCTGGAGTAGGGTCCGGTTCCCCGGACACCTCTTCGTTCGCCATATCCGTCGCTGCCGTATTCTCCGCCACGCTCACCGTAGCCGTCGGGCATGTAGCCTCCCGTGTGACGCTCCCCGTAGCCGTCGCGCATTTCGCGTTTGGCATCCTCGTAGCCACACTCGTAGGCTTCGCGCATCTTGCGTTCGATTTCTTCACGCTCGCCGTACCCGTCACCGCGGTACCGGCCTTCGATTTCCCACATTCTCATGATTTGCTTGTTTTAGCAGACATTTGCGATTTAAGAAAGGCGTCCAGCGATGACTTCATGGAGGCGAACTCCGTTTGCATCTGACGAAGTTGTCCCACCTCTGCCCGCAGCTCCTGGAGCTCCTTGTCGCGTTGCGCCTGACCCGCGTACGCGGGATTCACTTCGCGCATGATCTGATCGAAAACTTCCAGATTGGCCTTGTGTTTTTCGTAGGAATCCACAACGGACTGGCTCTGCTGCTTTGCCGCATTGATGGCGTCTATGAGCCGTTCGCGGGATGTCGTGACCGTGAGTCCGTCCTTTGTCACCATATCGGCATTTACCGGGACGACCCATTTCTGGTCCCCTACCGGGAAGCTGACGGAAGGCTGCGCCGGGGGAAAGTTCCCGGGAGCGGGGAAATAGGGCTGTGGCGCCTCTTCAAGCGTCGCCATGTAGTATTTGGGAGTTCCGCGCATATCGAGTACATATACCGGAGCGCCTTTGGTTAAATTCGCAAACATCTTCGGTTAATTGTTTTTTGAAAGCTCCGGAGGGGCGGTTTCCCCTCCTGAAGCCTTCGGTTTATTATTGGTTAAACGGCCCCTGTCATCAGTTGCAGGGTGTCGGTCTGTTTGTCGTAGAAGAGCTGGAATACACCCGTCCCCGGAATATCGGACACGGTGACATTGGCTCCGTTGTACGTGGTCACATTCTTGGTCACGCCGTTGGTTTCGAACAACACGGGAAGCGTGCCTGTCGTGCCTGCGGGTATTGCCTGCGACAGCTCGACCAGGACTATCCCCCTGTACCAGGAATTGGCAAAGGCGTGGTTTTGGAATGAGAACACGACATCGGCGGCATTGACCGTCACACCCGTAGTTTTGATGACCGGGATACCTCTGCGATTGACATACTGAAATGGGAATACTGCCATAGCATACCTCCTTTCCGTATTAACCCCAGAATCCGCCGTTGCCGCCGAGTCCGAACGCGGCACCGAAGCCCAGCCCGTATTGGGCGGCTACGCAGGCGGGCATCGCGTACACCTGCGGATTGGGAACCACGGTCGTAGGCGGCAGGCCGCACTCGATCTTTGCCAGCCGGTTGCTCAGATCGCCGATCGCAGCGTTGATGGGCGCTACGGCCTGGGCCTGCGACTGCATGATCGTCGCCGTCTGATGTTCTTGGGAGAGCTGCCCGGCCAATGCCGCGCTCTTGGCACGCTCGGCGTCGAGTTTGTTCTGCATCTCACGCATCTCGAGGGCACAGAAACGGTCGTTGATGACCTGCGTCTGGGCATCGATCTTCGAGCCGAGGGCATTGAACTGCGTGTTGGCGTTGCTCGTCAGGGTGTTGGTCTGATTGAGCGTTGCGAGCTGGCTTTCGTAGCCCTGGCGCTCGATGGCGGTGCGGACATCGCAGCAGCAGGAGGCCATCTGCGAAAGCACCTGTGCGTTGCCGGACTGCACGGCATTGATGATCTGCTGCGCCGAGAGGCCCGACTGTGCCTGGATGTTGCACAGAGCGGTCTGAATCTGCTGTACGGAACAGTTGAGCGAAGATGCGAGCTGGTTGATGGCGGTGCCGTTTCCCTGAATGGCATTCATCAGCAGCTGACGCCCTGCGTCGCCGTTCAGCTCGGCGGGAAGATTCGAGAGTCCGTTTCCGCGACCGCCGAAGCCACCCCATCCGTTGCCGCCCCAGAGAGCCCAGAGCAGGATCATCCACATCCACTCCCAGCCGTAGCCATTGCCGTAGCCGTTATTGCGGTTGTTTCCGTTCATCAACGCGGCCACGAGGTTGCCGTCCATTGCGCCACCGTTGTCGAACACTAAAGTTTTTTCGTTCATTGTTTTAGACTTTTACATTGTTGCGTCCGTTCGGCGGACGCTGCCGTTGAGCTCACAATGCAAAAATCGACATGAACGATGGGAGAATCAATCGTATCAGTCGCAGGTGGGACGGAGTTTGGACGCAATACGGACGAGGAGCATTTCGAACATTTTACCGCTTTGTTTGCGACGAAGATCGAATTGGGAAATCATCTTCTCTATGGGCCGTCGTGAGAAGTTCATCAGCGAGGATATGACCGGGGCGTGAAATCCCTGCCTCCAGAGGAAATAGACCAGTAAATACCTGGCATCCACGATCTCGGCGTTTTTGGCTTTGGATAGTATTCGCTCTTCCGAAATCTCCGTTTCTTGCGATACCGTGCCGAGAATTTGTCGGTAAAGTTCAGATTTGCACATATAGGATATTTCTCTTACCTTTGTTCACTCTCTTACCAAATAAAAATAAGTGCCAACACACTTGCAAAGGCTTTACAGCCCCTGTCGTGGTGTGTTGGCACCTTTATTATTAGCGGAAGGTAAGAGAGACGCTAATAAAGGCAGGGGCTTTTTTTACGCCCACCCCTGACGGGCGAAAGCTGTTAGAACAGATACTTTTTCAATGTCGGCCAAAGCAGGTAGAAGTAGATTGCCCCGACGGGAATCAACCCGGTTGCGAACAAGTTGCTGCTTTCGACCTGGCAATAGTAGAGTGTTCCTATCCCACCCACAATACAAACGAATGAGAAGAAGGCAAGGAAAAGCAGTCCGATTTTTTTAATTGTTTCCATAATTATAATTCGTTAAAAAGTTATTTCCGCCATAAATCCATACTTATGCTTCCTTGAACATAGGGGCCGTTATCGCGTGGGTCCCAGCCGAGGGATGCCGTGATATTGAACCTTCCGATGTTTCTGTGAAGTTGCCCTCCGATCCATACGCCACCCGTGCGATTAACGTAATAGACGCCTGCGGCAGGCCCGAGTTGCCATCGGTAGGGCGTTCGGATTATTTTCTGCTGCGTGATAGTACGTCCGTATGTTTCGATGTGTTCAAGGGTAGGGTGGCAGTCGCCCAGGGCTATTCCGCTCACTATGGCGAAGTAGCTGCTGTCGCGATATTCCCGGCGTTCGAATGGCAGCTGTACCGGCACACTGTCCCGGTTGGGATTTATTGTTACGGTGGTAAAGGTGGTATCCGCTGGGGCGAACAACCATTTCGGCACCTCTACCGAAATAGCCGAGGACAGTATTTTATGCGGTTGCGGTCTTTCGAAGTAGGCCGTATCGATTCGAGTATGCTCGATGATACGGACATCGACGGATCGCCTGCCGAGCCACCATCCGACAAGGAACAAGCCGGTCAGAAGGAGAATCAGGATTATTTTCCGCAGTACCATAATGAGTACGAGCTATCAACCGTTGATGAACAGGTCCCAGCCGGCCATCACGTCCGTCATGCAGGCATCAACGCCATTTTCTACGCGCGACATAGCTGCGACTATCGGGATCATCACATCGCGGTTGGTTGCCGTGATCCGTCCGTTTTCCGGGACGCCGGACAATTCGGATACCGTACGGATATATGCTTCCGTGTCATTCTCGCTCGGGGGTGCCCAGCGTGAAATCGTCTTCCGAATGGTGTCGAGCCCGTATTTACGGCTGTAAGTGTTCAGGCATTTGAACATCGCGCGGTATCCCCACGCCATAGATTCGAACTGCTTGAACGCAGCGTCGCGGGAAGGTTCCACCTCTCCCTTCCAATGGGTTCCGTCCTTGCGGATATTCCCGGGATTGTTGTTACGAAGTCCTCTGGTCATTTTTTTGTGCTGTTTAATATGTTTTCTACATCTTCAGGATTTACATTGAGCTTGCGGGCTATTTCTCCGGTCAATGCTTTTCGAAACAGACGTAAGAATGGAAAGTTCGGACTGATGATTAAAGCGTTGCCACAGCTCGACCATGCTTCTGCCAGGCAAATGGCAGAACCCAGGATCACGGTCGTAATCTTCGTTTCGATACCTCCTGTCGTAACGAATTTATCGATGAAAACGAATACTACGATCAGATTGAAGTAAACTGCCAGCTTGAATATCGTAGCCCGCAGGAGTTCTGACAGGATAAATTCTCCGCGCTTTCGAGCGACGCATATTCCAAACAAAGCGTCGAAGGCTACGGCAATAAGCACCCCATAAAGTACGAGCTGATACCCAGCGAAGAAATTCACGATAACGATCAATAGTCCTATAAGCCATCCTTGCACGGTCATAAGTGCTTCGGACAGCTTTGTAGCAATACCTTCCAACACCTTTTTCGTTTTATTAAATATTTTGTCCATAGTTATTATGTTCACGCTATGGGAATGTACTACCGTTGGTATTTCTCAAATCTTTGTCCATGTCGTATGGTCGGTATCTTTCTTATATACATATCCGTTTTGAATACGTAATCCGGCTTTTCCGATCAGGACCTCGAAAATATCTCCTGTGAATACCGCGTAGTTGCTCGATCCTTTCACAACGGCTACTCCGTTGGGTGCAATCAGGTTCTTGCGGATGTAGGTCACGAAAGAAAAAGTAATCGCTTCGACAGCTGCGGATGCCGCATTTCCGAGTCCTCCGGACGAGGATGCTTCCACTGTTACTTTTATATAGTAGTTGCCGGGGGTCGTAAAACGATAACTAATGTTCTTGTTGATCTGTATCGATACCGTGTCGTCATATGCGGAAGATTGCCGGAATATCGTGTCGGTAGTATCGGCTGTCTGGTTGATAATTTCGATCTTCACGCTTCCTCCGCTCCGGATCGTCCCCTTGACTTGTGCCGACATCTGCACCTCCGCGCCGCATTTGAATTGACTTGAGTTTCTGGAATCCGAGGCGAAAGGCTTCGTTTGAGAGGTTATGACCGCCACATTTCCCGTTGTTTGGCTCGACGGGACTTTGGAAGAACCCAAAACCTGGCTTACGCTGTTTATATTGTTAGTAGTGAGTATGATCTTGTTTCCGCTTGCGGTCGCATCGCTCACCTCTACGGAATCGTTTTTGACCTGCAAGATTCCGACGGTACCTTTGGTTGCGTGTACTTCTCCGTCGGCGTGTACCCTGAACACGGCTTTTTTCCGGTTCGTATAGTCGGCTCCCGACCAGAAGGGCACATCGTCTTCCTGCAAGCCGCTCACGCCGGCCGTCACGTCGCCTTCAGCATTTTTCAGCAACATCACATTGGTCATTATCAGACCGCCTTTCACCTCGGTACTTCCGTCTTCCATCGCCTGCTTGAGGTACTCTGTCGATTTGATGGATTCGTCTATCGCATCGTCGATCAAGTCCGACATGTTGTTGCTTATTTGATAATAATCGGAGAATACCTTTCTGAACTCGGTACCGGTTATCTCGGATGTCGTACTCATATCGGCCAGCAGGGGCGTGAGATAATCTTCGAGTGCCTGGAAATAGACCGTAAATGAATCCGTGGGGACATCATACTTTTCGGCATTCGCCATGATGCTCCAGTATTCGCCTTGAATCCGCACCCATTCATTAGCCACCTGCTGTTTGTCGGATGGCGTCAGGCTCGAATCCGAGGCAATGTAGTCCACATCCAGCTTCACCTGCTCGATCTGCGCCTGCACATCCTCTTCGGCCGTGATGTATCCCGTGGGGGCCTTGTTGCCTTCCGTGAGCTGGATGTCGTAAATGTAAATCGGTCGCCAATAATCGACGTAAAGTACGATTTTTAACAAGGACTTTCCGGATTTGGTCGTATAAACGGCTTCATACACATCAGAATATGGAGCAGATGGCGGGCGTGATATAATGTCGTATCCGTCTTCATAAACGGCACAGAACACGCAGCCGGTCTTGGTTTCCGGCAGTTTGATGCGTGCCTTGAAGACATAGGACATGCCGGCCTTGTAGGCGATCTTACCCCCGAAGCAATCCGTCCAGTTTACGATCTGGCTCGTAGCCCCAATAGCTACCCCTGCATTGCTCGCTTTGTTGGCATCGATCTTCATGTAGGCTCCGTCTGCGTCCGATCCCGAGGTCACCACATCCGAAACACCCTCTTTGGCGCTGTTCCACGCATAGAGGAATTGTCGGGCTATATAGTTGCGGGCGCCGAACTGAAGATTAGCAATCTCGTCTTTGGCTTCGTTGGCTGCCGTATCATCGGTGTATTTGGATGCTTTGTCCCAATCCGAGCTTTCGAAATTGCCCGTTGCACGGGATTCGATACAGCGCATGATGTCGCCACCTTCGCCCTGCGTCCAGATGTCACCCACATCGTAGGGTGTAGTCGGTGTTACGACGAATACACGACGTTTGGCATCGGCCGTGTCCTGCGCCCGCGCCGCCTCTTGCAGGGCCTTTACCGCATCGCTGTCGGCGATCGGCGTCCATTTATAGGTTCCGTCCTCTTCTTTTACCCACCGCCACGATTTGCCCGCATCGGGGTTCGTCATCTCGTCGCTCGATATGGTGAAGTGAATCTGCGGGTATTCCGCCGGAGTGATTTTGGCATTATCGGTTTTGCGGATGACAAAAGCTATGTAGGGGTTGTCGCTTCCGACGGTATAGCTCTGGCTCCATACGTAACTTGCTATAACCGCTCCGGATGACGCTATCGGATTGTAACCCATCGTATAGCCTTCACCCACCGACAATACGGCGCCTTTGGGTATTCCTCCGACCGGAGTTTTGAGCCGGATGCGGGTGCTGTCGGCGATTTTGATCTGATCCCAGGTCTTAATGCCGTCGATATAGGATGCACCGATGCTTCCCTGCTCCCAGCAGCCTGCGTCCGTCGGGTCGAAATTCGCGGGCAGCGTATTGGTGAACGTGTCGCCGATATGGTTTTCCTGCTCGCCGTCCGCTATCCATGTTTGGGCCGGTTCATTGTAAAGCGAGGGGGTATAGGGATAGAACCAGTTTTCCACGACACCGTCCAGCCGTTTGTTGATCTCGGACAATTCGCCGGGCAGCGTGTTATCGATGTAATCCTTAGCCTGCTGAGCTTTGCGATCGGCGGAATTGGCAGTGGCCTGGGCTTCGGTGGCCGTCTGATCGATCTGTTCGATGTCGAACTCCTTCTGGAACTGTCCCGTCGCGGGGTCGTAGAGCTTGCCTTGCTTCCAGCCTGCCTCCGGGGTGAATGCCACGCCGACGCCGTTGTCGCCTACCAGCCGGAACAGCTTGCTCCGGGTGTCCAGCAGTGCCTTCTTGTCCAGGCTGCTGATCATACCTTGCAGGTAGATATTATCCAGATAGGCCGAATAGCCCGACATCTGGATCCCGAAGACGGAGAGGTTCGTAAGGTCGCCGAACTGCGCGGCGATATTCTCGGCCGTAAACTCCCAGTCGCTGACATTGCGAAGATAGCGCTGGTAGGTGCGCGTCGAGTAGCGCGAGCTCCACCGGGCGGGATTCGTGAACGAGCCGTAGGCCACGAAGGTCATCGATTCCATCGGATCGATCTGCTTGGTAAAGGTGGCCGACAGGGGGCGCAGCTCGTAGCGGAACTGCTCGTTACGGTCGCCCAGGACTTCCGTGATACGGAAATAGACCGTGGCGAAGCCTGCGAAAGTGCGGTTGCCTCGGCCGTCGTCGGAATCTGCCGTCGCATTGTTCGACGGGTCGAAGTCGTGGAAGATGCCCATACATATATCTCCGACAGCTACGGCGCCGATCTCGCCCTCTTCGAGTTTGAGCGTTACGAGCTTCTGATCCTTGTCCACGCTCTCGATCACCCCGGCGCCCGGAGCGCTCCAGTCGTCCCCGACGCTGATGCCCACGCGGTTGTACCGAAGCTCCGGAACCTCCAGAAAACGGCGGATGAAGAGGCTCTCCAGCTCGCCGGCGCCTTTTTCATTTATAAACCCGCCCACTCCGGTAATACCGGAGGCATATGATGGTCCAAATTGTGCCCCTGCGTTGAAAGTCATTCTACCCTTGAACGTATCGGGTGCCTGCTTGTTGGCAAACTCCCATATTGCCCTTCGTGCAGAATAAGCATTTGTATCGGTCGGAAAAGTATTATCGTATCGGGTGATTAGATATATAGCCGCTCCATTCTCCGCAATGCCTATACGTTGGGAATAGAGCGATGCTTTCACGTCCGATTCAATACTGCCCAGGCGGGAATAAGGTGTATTGTCGCCTACCGTATAGGTTGCGATGTACTCGTTGTATAGTTTTTTTTCATAACCTTGAATCCGGGAAAGACGACCGTCTATACCGAATTGAGGACCCATTAATCGTACAGCCTGTCCTGCTTCGTAGTTTTTTTCGTTGTGTGTACAATACACGGGATTCGTTTCACAGTCATAGACTGTCGTGTCGCTGCTATGTTTGGCAGCATAGGAAGTGCCGGCATTAAGAAGTTCTTGTTCTGCTTCGTCTATGCGTTGCTGGGGGAGTTTGACGCCTGTGAGTACGAAAGTGTCAGGCCCTCGGTCATCATCTTTTCCACGAGGACGCATGTTTTCATTCGGTATAATCTGCTGACTTTCGCCGGACGTTTCGACTTGGGCGATGATTTCAAATTTCTTGTTGAATCCGTCTTCGGGTTTCCAGGTCGCGGGGTCGATATTGTCGCCATTGTCGTCGATAAGGGCGAGTTCGAAATCCCAGCCGATCAAATCGCCGCTCGTAAAATGTGCCCCCAGCGTTTCTCCTTCGATTACGTCTGAAGGTAGAAATGGCGTGTCGTTGCATACCATGACGTATGCCTTGTCGGTCTGCCCTTCAATGATTGTCCGATCGATAGTTTCTACCGAAGTGACGGTTTCCGTGTTCTTCGGGTAGATGTCGTCGAAAAACACTACGACTTCCTTGATTTCGTTTTTTGTAAGTCCGGGACGTGCGTCTATGTATTGCTGCCCATCCGGAAGCCGTAACCGGACTTCGGAAACGTGGTTCGTTACGCCGCCCTGTTCGGATTGTCCGTATTCTTTCGTCAGGTTGCGCGTGGAGCCGAATACATAGAAACGGGTCCCGTATTCGGAATCGTCCCCTTTCTTGGCCGGGATGCTTTTGACGACTTCTCCGCGTTTGAATGTTTCCGGCGTTCCGAAGTTCAGTTTTCCGAAATGCAGGGTTACGATACTGCCGTTCTCCTCGGTCCACCATTCGACATCGAAAGTCTCGGCAATGGATGATAAGGCATCCCAACAGGTATCGCCATTGAACGATACGAGCTTGTTGGTTTCCGGATGTTCGACATTTACACTTCCCATCTGCCAGTTGTTTCCTCCCAGTGCCTTGTTCATGTTGGCGACGATGAGCGCCCCGAAGGATGCCAAGTCTGTCGTGTTGTGGAATACAGCTTCAGGATTATCGCCTCCCAGCCAGAAGCAGATGAAATTTTTCATGTGGTTTTGCTGCGCCTGGAACTGAAGCGTGTATTTGTAGCCGCCGGTTTTGTTGTCGAAATCCGGATAAACCTCCGACATGATTTCGAATTTGCGGCCTTTGTAGGTGATGTATGATCCGAGGGGGAAATCCAGCGGGGTAAGCAAACTAAAGGGGAGTTCGATGTAATAATCCCCCATAAGTGCGTATTTGATAATGGCACTCGTTGTTACGGGCGCATCGTATATCGCTTTACCGGAAGGGTTGTATATTGTCATTTCGTCGATATATGTATCCTGTGCCATCACAGGGTCGATACAAAAGTGTGGGGTTTCGGCACATTATGCAAGTAATTTTAAGAAAAAATACAGAAAAACGCCCCGGTCTTTTGACCGGGGCAAGAGGGGGTTGCTTCCATCCGTATTTTAAGGTTTAAGCCATGAACTTTGCGGCTTAACGATTAGACGAGCGTTGTTATATGCCATCTTCAATGTTAAGCATGTGCGCGCTGTATAGGTATTATTCCCTATTTTATGCGTGGCTAAAGCTAAATCCGGATTGGGTGATCCAGGGGTAAGGCATAAGGGCAACAGAAGTTGTATTTTCCCTTCGTAATACTGGGGGACAGCTATTTTGTAATTTGACCTTGCTTTTTTTTGGGCTTCATTAATCGCGCCAACGAGTCTTCTGCGCATTTCGTCTGAACTCAGCCCTTGCATGTGTGCAGGAAATCTGTCCATGTTGTCCGCAATGATATGGTCGATTTGAGGGACTACCCTGCATTGAGGATTGAAAATCAAATCCTCGGGTTTCTGGAAAAAATCAGCAATGTCCGGAATATTATCGCCGAATTTGCTAATTAGCTGAATATCGCTTTCCCTGACAAATGCCTTGAAAACATAAGGCGATAAACCTTTCTCGGCTACATCTGGCCTATTGTTGCGTTCAGCAAGAGCAAATATGCTTTCCAAATTTGCAGTTACAAGTCCAGTATTGAAACATGCAAAATTGTTATCAGAAGAAAAGGATATTTTATTTTCAGATTTAATTTTGCGGAAAGTATGTTCGATATAACTTTTCAAAATGGAATATTTGGCTTGCGTAGCATCTGAGAAATCCCATGGTTCCGGATCTGCTATATTATTCGCAAGATATTCAATAGATGCGTCATAATTAGGGAACCAACAAAAGTCAAAAAGAGCCGAATGAAATTTTTTCATAAACGTAAGTTTTTTATATTGTCAATAAATAAAAAGACCGCCATGTAATATTATGACGGTCTTATTGTATCCTTTATGTTCGATATTCGTGGTTACGGATAGACCCGTACGTCTATATTTCATTATATGATGCAAATATAATACACGTTTTTTCGAGGTGCAAATTTTTTGCCAACTTTTTAGTTGCACTATGAAAACGTAGCCGAATACACGTTTATTGTCCTAACGTATGGAAATGATAAAGAGCGAAATTCGTAAGATTGGAGAAGAACTGCAATTGATTTGATAAGGATGGGGAGGGGCTAACGCATCATTTTACGATGAATAGCAGAAGCGAGTAAAAGGCTGGGATAGATTCCCGTCCTTTCCTATTCGCGTGCTGCCCGATCTGCGGGGTTGGGTTCGTTAAATTTCACTGTTAATCTCGATGCCAGGCGATCGGCTTCTATCATGTAGCTGCCTGAATCGCCGACGTAGGTCAAATGATACACTTCCGTTCCTAATGCCGGTATGGACAGGGAAATTTCTCCTTTTTGCAATAGAGCGATGAAATTTTTGTAATTGGTAAGGTGTTCTGTCGTAGTATTACCAAATATTGTGAAAGTTAATGTCAAATCCCGTGATGCCAACTTCGGTGTTTGAGGATAAATAACCTCTTTACCGTTTTTTGTCGGATCGTCATTCTCGACAAAACTTTTCAATGAAGAGGGGGATAGTATATTTCCCAGAAAATCGTCGCCCATCGCAATCCCTTTCGCGTAGGCGTCCGATCCGTTTATCAATAAATCTCCGATCATTTTTTATCGTTTAAGGCTTTGGCTAAATATAATTCTGCTGTATCTATGACATCATATCCTTTCGAACTCACGAAGGAGGCGTAAAACATTCCATCTCCGAAAATAATACCGGTCCCTGTTTTATTTTCTTCGTTCAGCAGTTTGTTTGTGGCTTCGGCAGCTCGCGGGTCAGGGTGGTTTTGATCTCCTATGAATCGTTTTTTCTCTTTCCCGTTATAAGTTACGACATATCCGACCGCGCTCCGAAGGTTCCATGTATGATTTTGATAATCGGATTTTGCCTGTTGGAGAGCAACGGCCTGATGTGCTCGCTCGTCGAGGAATCCCACTACTTCGGGTTCGATTCCTTTGATGAATGAGTCCAAATCGGCTATGTCTTTCTCTATTTTCATATAGTGCAAAATACACTATTATTGGCACATTGAACAAAAATTTCTTTCAAAATTTTGCGGGGGGGGGAATTTTGTACATTTGCAATATGTAATCAATAATTTATTGTGCTATGAAAAATTTTTTACTCCTTTTTGTAATGATTCTTGGAGCCGTAAGTGCTAAATCACAAGAAGGCCATCTCTGTTTTCAGGGAATCCCTATTGATGGAAGTGCAAATGATGTTCGGATTGCTTTAGAACAAAAGGGATATCAGTGTAAATACAACAAACATGATTCTGTTTTGTTGGAAGGTGATTTTGCCGGTAAAAATTGTAATATAGCCATACTTACAACCCCTAAATCGAAAAAAGTTTATGCAATTGGAATAAGTACACCCGAATATTATAATTGGAGTGATATTCGATTTGATTTCAATAAATTAAAGCGGTTGTACATTGAAAAATATGGTAAGCCAAAGGACGATCATCACTTTTTCTCATCTCCCTTCAAGGAGGGTGATGGATTGGAGATGAGTGCATTAAAAGCTGGCTACTGTAACTATATGACTCGTTTTGAAGTTGAATCTGGAGAGATAGCGATCATGGTGAATGAATCCGCAGAAATTTTTATATTTTACAACGATAGTAAAAATTCTCTTATTGATACAATGGAGAAAAAAGAAGAAGCACTTGATGATATTTAGTAAGCACTATTCTCCTCAAATGTTTCTTACATCAAATGAAACACCCTGAGACTACATAAAAGGTCAGGGTGTTTCATTCTATCTATAATAGTACTCAATTTACAGCATTGTCGCAATCTGTTTTTCTACCGCAGCTTTGATGAATGCATTTATGGAAATCCCCGCTTGTTTGGCAAGTATGGCTATTTTTCTGTGGGTTTCAGGAGATATGCGCACATTCAAAGTCCCGGAATAACTTTTCCGGGGCTCTATGCCCATCGTTTTACAATGTTCCAAATAATCATCTACCGCACCGTGAAAATCCTCTCGAAGCTCCGCTATGGTTTCTCCTTCGTAAGTAATCATCGTATCGTGTGGCAAGGCAAGCACCTTTCCAAAAAGACGGTTGTCTTCTTCGCTAACCTCGATGCTACCTATGTAGCCTTTATAATTCATCGTATTCATATCAATTCATTATTTTTTAGGAACTCTAATACTTGTTTTATGACATAACCTTTGATTATGCTGTCAGGGTGAGGCTTGTGTGCCGTATAAGAACTTTCCCCTTTAACAAAAATCACACGTGAGCCGCTTGTCTTTCCCTTGTTGCCTATTTCATACCCGAATATGCCAAATAACCTAACAAGCTCATCCCAGGTAAAATCCTTTGGCTGTGAAATAAAACGTTGTATCAGTTTTTCTTTTGTTCCCATTGTTATTTATTTACAATACAAATGTAACTATTTTTTAGTTACAAAGCAAATTCTTTACCGAGTTTTTTGCGAATTAGAAAAGATTGCGTATATTTGTAATGCTAAAATTCCAAATGCGGTACAGATGCCGCCGACTTGTTCGGCTATTTTTGTACCCATACATAGTATAAGTAAAGAAATTTACTGCGCCGTGTCGGTAAGCGGAAACGCCCCGAAAGCCTCGCATTTGGAGCTTTAGCAACACGTAGCGCAGTTTTTTATTGCTAAAATTCAAATGTTATGAATGCGTTAGTCATTCAAGGAGGTAATGGTCGTGATGTAACCACCTCTTTAATTGTTTCGCAGGTGTTCGGCAAGGAGCACGCAAAGGTCGTAAGAGACATTGAAAGCCTCTCTTGTTCAACAAATTTTAATGTCGCCAATTTTGGCGTCATTGAGTACACCGACACTCGCGGTCGTATTCAGAAAGCCTATGAAATGACCAAAGATGGCTTCTCGTTCCTTGTGATGGGTTACACGGGCGCAAAGGCGGGGCAATTCAAAGAAATGTTCATTGCTGAATTCAACAAACGCGAGGCGATGCTCAAAAACGACGATTACATTCTCGCCCGCTCGCAGGAGATTCTGCACAACCGCCTTAAATTAGCCGAACAGCAATTGCAAATCGCGCAGGGTACAATCGAGAAGCAGGAAGAGGCAATCAAGACACTTACCCCGAAAGCCCAGTACACCGACGAGGTATTACAATCCACCTCGACTTATACTTTAACTCAAATCGCCCACGATTTAGGATTACGTAGCGTCCACGCCTTGACCCGCATACTCATGGAGAAGAAGATGCTCTACCGTCAGAGCGGACAATGGCAACCTACAGCCAAGGTCGCCGACAAGGGCTATTTCGATACCCGCACGGCCAAATTCGTTAAGTCGGACAATACCATCGGAACCAGCATGACTACGGTAATTACCGAGAGCGGCCGCCAGTTTCTTCACTCCTTGATCGGAAAGGAGGTGTCGTTATGAGAGGCTCAATAGCTAATACAACGATTTCCGATCTTGAGGATCGCCTCCGGGCGGCTGAAGCGGCAGTAGAAGAATCCCAGAAGGCAGTCATAGAATGCACCGAGGCATATATGAGCCTGCAAAAAAGTTACGATGCCCTTTTTGATAAGTGGATTCGCCTCACAGAACAACAGAGCCAAGCGCGAAATGAACAGCTTGAACGGATGCTGTCGGCCAGAAAAGAATCGCAATACGCGCAATTTATGAATAAGTCGAACTCCAAACTTTGTTAGCTATGATTTACGAATTGTCTTCGGACGGCTATCGGCTGGGGTTATTCCCCAGCGAAGCCGAAGCTATTCATCACGCAGCCTACCTGCCGAAGGGATGCTACAAAATTCGAGAGTGGGCGATTGACGGTGAGTTTATGATATTCGATACAGCGGTTAATTCAGAACGTGAGATTAATAACTAAAATTTGCACATTATGAACAGGATATATGTAAATAAAAAATCGGAAATAACGATGATCGGCAAAGCCTTTGAAACGGCCGGATTCCGTTGCCTGCGGATCATATTGGCGTGTGATTGCCACCAGCCGGGATCGGGCAATCGGAGAAACGGAATGATCGTCTTGGATGGCGACAAACTTCTTGTGGAGATTGTTCGATGTCGAGGGTGTGCAAAAAATCGATAATCAGAAAGGGGCTTTATAGCCCCTTCTCTCATTATGTGAGTTTCTTCGCTATATATTTGCCGTATTCCGTTTTATCGCCGTTATATCCTCCCTTATATAGGTTAATGTATCGTTCATTGCTTGGGTTGTAGCATTGATTTCAGCGACTTCAAGATAGGTTTTTACGGCGTATTGCAACAGTTCATTATTGATCTGCACATTTCGGATAACAGCAATCTGAATGCTTGTTATAGACGATATAAGTCCGATAATAGACTGTGTTTCGGTCATAACATATCCTCGGATGTCGGTAACTTTTCCTTGAATGTCCGTGAAACGTCCATTAAGCTCACTTCCGGTATCTTGCGACTGAACTTGGAATCCTCGGGATGTAGCCGTTTGGCTGGAAATGTTTTCTACCCCAGTAGCTTGTGCTATGGTATCTCTCATTTCGAGACCACTTTTGACAATTTCGTCCCACCATTCTCTTAATTTTTCGGTTTCATCTTCGGTCAACACTCCATCTTTCATCGCTTCGTCAAAAGCTGCATACCAACCTTCGAGTTGATCTGAAAGTAGTGTCCCGACTTTTGCTGTCAGTACAGCTTTCATCAAATATTGGGAGAAATCTTCTGAAAAATCTTTTGCGCTCGCATCCATATCCATCAAAGTACTGATGAAATTATCGTACATGGAATCGAATGATATTTGCGTGCGTTGTTCCTGTGCTTTTTTCCGGGCATCTTCTATTTTTTCTTCCCCTTCGATGATGCTATTGAGATAATTTTGAACATCTCCATCGAGTTGTGTCCAGAAAATGCTGGCTTCATCTCGTAATGTTCGTAATTGATCGGCGGAAAGGTCCGTCAGCCACATCATTCGATTGGCTTCATTCTGCCATTCATTTTTCCAGACATCGTTTCCCAATGCTTCTCTGGCTTGTGCCCACCCTTCTGCCGACATATCTCGCCAAATTCGGCGTCCTATCGTTCGAGTTGTTCCTGATCCTCCAGAGTTTAATCGGGCACGAGCGAGTTCTTTGTATGATTCTGTCTGTTTGTTGACTAAATCGATTATTTCTTGTTCAGTCTGGCGAACTTCTTGCCCATACGATATGTCAATATACTCTTTCTTTTTGTCTATCAGATTATCCCAAATGTCGTTTATTGCCTCGTATTGTTGTTTTAATTCCTCATATTCGGAATAGTCCGGGCCAAAATTGAATAAACTAAATGCACCTTGTATTAATTGAAAGCCGGCGGATATGGCTGTGAGAACGACGCTTGCTTTTTCCAATGCGGACATTGCGGTACCTGCTGCGCTTGCTGCGTCTGTTACGCCTTCTATTGTAGCGATAAGGTTTCCTGCGGCACTTGCCATTGTTGCGATGAAAGTCGCAGCTTTTCCTAATCCTTCATCAAATTCGCTCAAGGCATTTGCCGCTTCGCGGGCGGTTGCGGATAATTCATCGAGTAATCTGGCTCCTTCGGCCCAATTACTGTCGGATACCTCTTTTTTTGTTTTTCCGAGTAGTGATTTTAATACGGCAATTTGCGCTTTGAGTTTGTTGATCGTATCAATATATCCGGCAGCTTCCTGCGTGCCGGAAGATGCGAGCGCGTCATAAGCCGCTTCAGCGGCTGCTAATTGCGCTTCGGCTTCCGAAAGCAATTCTTCAAGATTTTTGACTGACAAGTTTACGATTTCCTTTGCCCAGTCGGAGGCTTGCACTTCGAATACAGCCAAAGCCGCATCTCGTTCGGCTTGGATTGCAGCTCGCGCACCTTCAGTGGTCGCTTCGGCCATCTTACGGTCATAATAATCTTTGGTGGCCTGCATTTTCTCACGGAAAGTGCCGTATTTCATATAATATTCGTCCCAGTCAGCTTGTTCTTTTTTCCATAGTGCTGCCAAATCTATTTCTATGGGTGGACCTGCGATCGTTTCGTGTCGCTCGTTTTTGCGGCGATTGTCGTTTTCCTGTCGAAGTATAGCGAATTGCTCTTCTTGTTTTTGGGTTAGTTTTCCCTGGAGCTCTATGATGCGTTGTTCTGCTTCGTTGATCGCCTCTGCCCGCCGTTGATAATCGAGTTCTATTTGTGCTACTCTTTTCTCTGTCCCATCCTTCATTGAATCAATCTCGGCTTGAAGAGCATCATCGCGCAGCTTTTGGAGCGCTTTTCCGAGATCGTTCAAATTTTTTTCCTGTTGTGAAGCCGCTTTTTGGGCATCTTGTTCGGCTTTGCGGCGGGCTGCCTCTGCTTCGGCATTTTTCTCTTCCACAGTGGAGGAAGTAAGGAGTTTTTCAACCGCAGGAGTAAGGGCTTCTGAACCCTTATTTATTGACTCAATGAATGCATTAACATCACCATCGAACTTATCTTCAATTTGATCCCATATTCTTTTGCCCTCATCGCCCAGCTTTTCCAATTCGGAAACAAATTCTTTTCGGTATTTTCTAATGCCAGATGTTGATTGGGCATAAGCCCTGGCACTTACAATCCTTTCATGTCCAGTTGAAGTTCCAATAGTTTTATTCCTCTCCAAATACTCTTCATACGCCTTATTATACTCTTTTAGAGCATTGGCATAATTCTTATAAGCATCGCCCGTGAATTCAATATATTTTATGTCCTTAGACTTCTCTGTAATAACCTCTTGAGCCGCCCGTGCTTGTGCAGCTTCAATAATTGCATCTCGTAGATTGTTGTAAGCGCTAATAGCATTCCCGACCATAACTTGCTCTTCGGACATATTTCCGAAGTAGGCGGGATATATTTCCTGTAATCTTTCGACCGCTTTTTTTCGTTCGTTGTAGGGTTTAGCTACATTTGTTGCTGCCCGGTACAATAAATCGAGTTTGGTAATTTCGGCTTGAGCGGAAATTGCCCCTTCAGTCATTGTCGCGTGGAATTGCTCTGCGGCTTGTTTTGCGGCATCAAAAGCCTGTTTCCCCTTGAACAGCGAGCCAACCCATTCGGTGATTTCCTTGCCGTAAAGGGTTAAAACCGTGATTCCGGCAACCAGAAACGTTTGCCAAGAAATGATCGATTTAATAACCTGCTTCCAAACCGGTGTGAATGATTGGCCTTCGGCTTTGAGTTCTTTCACCCGTTGTCTTGTTAAGGCGAGCTGATCGGCTAAAATGGGCAGGTTGTTGGATATGGCGAGGAAGAAGGTTTGCGGGCTTATGGCCAGCGACGGTAGTTCCCGAGCGACCTGCTGGATTGAGAACGACAGTCCATTCCAACCGGAAGCATAATTACCGACATTGCGGGCATGAACTCCCATCGAAGCGTCAAGTTCTTTGATCTTTGTGTCGAGAGCCTGAATGTTTTTGAGAAGGTTTTGACCGAATGTATTCCCGCGTTCTCCTTCATTGAGCGATCTGTAAACGGTCCGCATCCGAGCGAGGGCTTGCGACATTTCATCTATAGAGCCATGTGCGACTTGCTCCAGTTTGATTTGGTTCGCAACCTCTTGGCGCATTCGTGAAATAGCTTGCTTATTTTCTTCATAAGTCAAAGATAAGGATGTTCGACGGGCAATTTGTTTGTCCGTCAAGGCGAAGCCATTCTGCTCGGCTTTATTCAAAGCATCATATTGTGCTTTCAGACCTCGGTTTGCGGCTTTTAACTGTTCTATTTGTTCGATATTTTCACGCTTTGCAAGACTTACAGCGTGCAATTCATCCAGCAAACCGCGCCATGCTTCGGCTTCCGCATTGGCAGCCTGTGCTCCTGCGGTAGATGCAGTTGACGATGGGGTAGATAGTGATTGGGGCTCTGTTTGTGAGACTGTTTTTGCCGCCTCGTTCTGCATTTGAGTAATTCGCTTTATTGATTGCTCGACACGAGCCTCCATTTCAGCGATTTTCTTATTTACAACGTCAAACTCCTTTGTTCCTGAAGGAATAGTAGCCAAAACCTGTTTCAATCGCTCCAGAGAGGTGATAAAACTGTTTAATTTATCGGTTTCGGCGTTTATTTTGAATGATAATGCGCTCATTTGTTCTTTTGTCTTCTTCTTGCGGCCATCTCCTTGCCGCTGCCCTTGACTATTTTCTTTTCATCGCCCACGAGCGATCGCACCTTGTCGATCATCATCAACATCATAGTGGGGTAGTTCACTTTTTCGAAGGCGTCACGGTAGCTGATGTTCAGGTGTTTCATCATAGTCGCCATGATGCCCGCAATAGAGTTGTTCCCAATAGTTTCTGTGATGGTTTTCTTGCGTGTTTTGTCGATTTTGACTGATTCCAGCAGATCTTTTCCTGTGGTGATGTCGGCGATTTTCTGTGCTGCGATTCGGATTTGTCGGTAATCGCTGTAGCGTCCGGCGTACCATAAGAACAGTCGTTGTTGCCAACGGCAGTGAAATAGTAGCTTTGACATAGTTTTCAGCGAATATCGTTGTCGCCCGTCAATGGAAAGGTCCAGCCGTTCGTCTGCGAAAGCCCGTGCGAGATCCTTGATATAGGGTTGGTAAAACCGGAAATTAAGTCGCCCGATCCGTACTATTACATGATGTTTGTTCAGCAATGATGCAGCGACGATGTTGGCGGACTTACTCATGATCCTTTGCGATTGATTGTGAGAGCTGCTCCATAACGGCGCTGATACCAGCCATATCCTCCAAAGGAATCATTTTTAGAGTTTTGTTATAGGCGTCAAACAATTCGTCGAGTGAGGCTTTTTTTAGGAATTTTCGCCGGAGCACGATGCGTTTTAATATATTGAATATGTTTTTGCTGTCAGATATACCTAAAGCTACACTTTGGGTCATTGCCTTAAGGCATCCGATACTTTTATCCTGCTCTTTTTTTATGTCCCGCGCCTGCATAATGCGTATGGCGGTCAGCGGGGACATACCATATATGCTATAACTTTTTCCGGCTATGCGGAAGCTGATGAAATCCATATCTTGAAAGCTTATAAATAAAAAGGAGCGAGGGGCTTACGCCTCCCGCCCCTTTGTCGATGTGATATAAGGCTGTTATTTGCTTGATACACTCATTATCGAAGCGGCATCCGTAACCTCAGATGCATCGAACCAATATTCAGACGATACATCCGTATTGTCGGGCTCCAGTGCTGTTGCGACGACACTGATAGCAACGGCATCGTCTGTTTCGGCATTTCGCGCCACGATGGAAGCCTTTGGGAAGACGCAGTATTGGTCGTCTTCTGTAAGTGCAACCATGCACTTCTCGATATTAGTGACGCCACGTGCCCGCTTCCAGGTGGTTTCCGTTCCTGTGCCACCCATGAATGCCGCCTTCGTTTTGTAGTCGTATTGGCCGATGGCGAAGTTCATGGTGACTTCACCCATCTCTTTTGACTGACGATATACGCCGTCGGTGAGCTGATTTTTGTATTGTGTTGTGGAGGGCTCGGCTTCATCGAGGCTCCACGTGTCCTGATGGACATTCGGCACCTTCTTGGTGGTAGGGTCTTTGAGGATGGTTCCCAACAGCGTTCCTGTCAGATCGCCCGTGACTTTCGCGGGGTCTGCATACCAGATGTTTTTGATGCCTACGGCTGTAATAGTTGCCATATTTTTAATCTTTTTTTACGTTTAACACTCTGAACAGAACCCGGACATAGACATAGTGGCACCCGAGGTCTTTATCCTCTTCACAACCTATATTTTCGTATCGGTAGTGATATGCCGTATTATCATATTGCCCATAGGTCCATGATTTGAATTTTGATTTTGCAGCCCGTTCGAGTTCTTTAAGCCGGTTTCGATTTGCAATTCCCTTGATGTCCGGGATACATAGATTCACCGAGATGTAACAGGATTCCCAGTAAGTCGCCGGAGATTGTTCCGATGGCGTTACAACTACGATTCGCTCGTTTTTTATTCTGCCTTCCGGAACATCCCAGGTAGGAAATGTTTTAATCCCGAAATCAGTGCAATCACGAATCAAAATGTCCTGTGCATCGTTGGTGGTTATCATTGTGCAATCCTTTTATAGCCATATTTTCGTGTATTCATACCTTTGTCCGCTTTTGTAGAAGCCTTGCACTGGGTACGACACCGAATCTTCTAACGTGGAACCGATAGGAGCACCGAGACGATGGTCGAATATATTTTTGCCGCATCTATCGAGGATGCGGACCTCCTCATTTTCTTCGAGGGGGAGTACATTCTGCGGCATAACTACCTCATAGGTATATTCGATCACTTTTCCGTTAGGCGATTCAATGAACCGGGCTTTGCCGTCGTAACGAGCATTACAGCGGCTCACCGTTTGCCATTCATCCGTGTTGTGATTCCAACGTTGAAGTATATAGGGAAATCGGATCATAAGAACTTTACGGTCGGTTGAAGATTGAATTCGTCGGCAATATCGGTTAGGCCGTTATCCTTTGCGAGAGCATGTATGCGGCGGCGTAATTCCTCTACATTATAGCCGATAGAATATCCGCCGTTGCCTTCGGACGCCAGAACGATAAGCTGCTTCAGGATGTCAATGGCGGCTTTCGCTACCGAAACCTTGTTGGCTGACGAATACTCTCCGTCTGCCGACAACCCTGCATCCATGCAGGCTACTGCAACCAGGTTGTCGTCCACATCATAAGGATAGAGCCGTGCCGATATTACTTCCGAATTCTTCATTGACGATAAGTTTAAGCGTTACCTTCGTTCCACGAGGTATTCTCTGTGTTGATGTAGTACAGGGATTGCCGGTTGATGAGTGCCGGCATGATGTACGCTTCGGCCAGAGTAACTTCGAGCATTGGGTTCAGCTCCGAATAGCGCGTGATCTTCACGTTCTCGCGGTATGCTTGCAGTGCATCGGTGTCCGAAACCTGCGGGACGTCGCTCCACCAGGTCCAGCCGAGCTGCGGTGTCGGCGACAGCACGGCGACATTCTCCGCCCACGGCTTGTAGGTCGTCTGACTGCCGTCGCGTGCCTCCCGCTTGACGTAGGAGTCGATCACGATGATCTGCGGATACCCTTTTGAACGCATGTAGGTATTCACGAGGTCGATTGTGAGCGTGTCGCTGCTTGCCAGGCCCGTCGCAGTGAGGACGACAGGCGAAACCCGTTTGACGGTCTTTTCGCTCATCAGCAGTTTGTCGAAAGCCGCTTGTTCCATGATAGCGTACATGGGACGGCTGAATCCTTCTTTCTGGATGGCTTTCTGCCCGGCGATGATGTCACCGAGCGGATCGCTGTCAGACGATGCGCTCCACTTGTTTTTCACGCCGGTTTTGTGTGCCGAAGGGATGTTGAAGTTTAGCGCGTTCTGCGTCACCACGTCGTTGTTGTTCTCGGTTTTCAGCACGATGGCAGATTTCGATCCGACTTGAAGGTCCAGGTCTTCGGCGAGATAGTTCACACCTTCGTAGCAGAATTGTACGTCTTCATAGACCATATCTACGAGTTGCAGTGCTACATTGGGGTTGCCGCTTGACTGCGCATAGCTGCGGAGGATTTGATACTCTTTGATCTGTTTCTCGTCTTTTTGGCGAGAAATTGCGACTTTCGCAACTTGTCCGCTCCAAGTGCCGATGGTTTTGCGTGTTTTTTGCGGCGCCTTCGCGTTGAACGCGATCACGTCTGCACTCACGGGGATTCCGTCGTTCCCTTCAAGAGACTTGATGTCGAGTGTCGGGGTGTAACGCAGGGGAAACAGCGTCGGCCATGCCAGACCGGACCCCGGCATGTACGAGTTCAATTCGGCCTGCATATCGACCTGCGAAAGGTCGAAAAGGGGTTTTCTCATGTCTGCCATAGTTAAACGAGATTAATGGATTTGAGATTTGCGAGAATTTCGGGAGCGATATTGGTCGTCACGGCACGGACACTTGCTCCATTAACAAGACGTACGAAATTGTTTACCGTACCGCCTTCGAGCTTGTTCCCCGTCAGATAGGCTGGGGTGTAAATGGCTTCAGCACCCGACGCTTTCGCTGATTTTGCCTGGTAACCTTTTGCCCCGATAGCGACGGTTGTGCCGAATGCTGCGGTCGTTAGTACATCCTTCGATGCGTCTGAGCTGTTGATCGCAGTGATGGCGACAGCTTTTCCACCGAAAGCGATGAACTCACCTTGCTTGAAACCGGAGCCTTTGGCGATTTCGATGTTAGTGTCTTCAGCTCCGATGGCTTTCACGAGTGTTGCACCTTTAATCGGTTTGTAGATGTTACCGGTTGCCAGTCCCACAACGGAACCGGCCGGCAGATCTCCGTCGAGCTCGGTTACATCGACGGTACCGCCACCTTCTTTTTCGGAAAATACGACCTCGAACACCACCTTGTCGGGTTCGGGGGCATCATAGAATTTGTTTTGCCAACTCATGTCGATTGTTTTTTAATTTAGACCTTTGATCGCCGAAGTTTTGTAATCCTCGGCAGCCTTCTTGCGATCCAGTCGGGCTGCCATTGCCGCAGACATTTTATCTCCACTTTCTCCGCCTCCGAAGAGAGGCGGTGTTACCCCGATTCCACTCTTGACGAACATTTTGGCCGCTTTCGAAAGAACCTGATCTACGTCGTCATTGTCGTCGATTTTGATGATGGAAAGCGTGTCATCGTCAAGTCCCAGCGCGTGGGCCTTTTCACGGATTGTCGCAGCTCGTTGTGCCTGCGTCTGCGCTGCTTCGAATCCCTCGATTTTCTCCGTATAGGGCTTCATGGTGTTTTGGATAAAAGATTTTATCCGTTCCTCAAATGCCTCGGGATCGAAAGTCTGGGAATTATTCTTGTTTCCGGGTTCGAGTTGCTGCTCTCCGCCCCCGGGCGCAGGGATTACGGACTTTCCGTCTTTGAGGTTATGCTTCTTCTCGTAGTTGCGTACTGCGGTCTGTGTGGCATCCCCTGCACGGTAGTCTCCGTAGCTTTGTAACACGTCTTGAAATCCAATCCCCTCTACGATGGCTGGTAATTGGGCTTCATCCGTCATAGCCTCGGCCTTATTCGTTGCGATTCGGTCGAGGATTGCACTATCAACCCCAACAAATTTGGTTTTGAGTAGTGCGAGAAGTTTTTCTTTCATGTTTTTTCGTTCTATATGGTTTCGAATAAATCATCATATTCGCACAAAAAAGGTCTGTCAGCCGACGCCAACAGACCCACTAACAATTACATGAAGGTTATATCGTTCTGCAACTGGTGGGCTGCGACTTCACAGCCTCTGCGACAAAAGTCAGTATGTTCGGCACATTATGCAAATTATTTTAAGGAAAAATTCGATAAAAAGAGGAGAATAATTCTCGCCGATAATTGACTATTTTTCGGCTAAAGATTCTAAATTTTTCTTTTGATTATCTGGTATATCTATATCCGATGACCTTTTTCCGATTTCAGCCGCTCTATCTCTATTTTTGGATCTTTGATACGTGGATTTTGGTAAATGGCGGTTTCTTGGCTCATTGTTCCGGTGTTAATGGATTTTTGGATAATGTCGAGCGTGTCTGAAACATTGTCCGGCATAGGTGTCGAGAACTGGTAGCCGATTTTGAGTGCTTCGAGCTGCCCGTTGAGCTTTAATTCAGGATAAAGTACACCGATGACAGCTTTTACCACATTAATTTCCCGATCAATCATTGCTCCGTAGTAGTCTTGGTAGTTTTTTGCCTTTAACATCGGAAAAAAGAACATATATTCCCAGCTTACACCGCTCGGAATTTTCATTTCCTTAATGACATCCGATGCTGGATTTACGGAACAGGTCATGCCATAAATGAATGAATCGAGTGTGTCGCATTCCCGTTTCCGATTTTCGGGAGCAGAATCGTATGTCAGATAATAGACTTTTCCATTGTTTTGTGTTTGGATGATTTGTGCCGGATCGTCGGGATTGAGGGAGCCATCCACAATGCCTTCCCCTACCACTTTGGGATTGGCAAAGTAATCGTTCATATCAGCGTCCCTGCACTGAATATCTTCCCGACGTTCGATTAGTTTTTGAACATCTGCCCATTCTGGCTCCTGTCTGTAAAGTAAAACCGGGATTTTCCCGATAAAGTTCTTTTCCGGGAGGACTTCCCACCCGATTGCCTTTTGTGTACAACGAAAGATAGTTTCATCTGTATAAATGTCACAATGAATCTCGTCGTTTCCCTCGTCGTCTTGTATGGTGAATTGGCGGATAAATAGCATTAGCCGTCCGAAATCGTCGAATTTGTAGTATATGTCGTCCCCGAGCGATTTTGCGAGTATCTTTACCATTACCTGAATTTCGCCATTGGTTGATAGGTAAAGATGATATAGTTTAGCACAAAGTGTTTCTGACCCGGCTTTCATTTTACACTCACGGATATTGGAATCAAAGCGGGTATCTTTTAATATTTGTAGAAAACGACTGTAGGCATCTTCTGCTTTGCTTTTTCGATTAAGTTCTCCATTGATACTGGTTTCTATTACATCTGAAATATCTGAGAACTGGATAGGAGAGCCGAACAGGAAAGCCGTGGCTTGTAGGTTAATGACTTTTTGGAATGGGATGGGTAATTTAGCTGTGATGATGTCCGGTTTGCCTTTTCGATGACGATTCGGGCGTTTAGTCACTTCGTGTTTCGTAGGATCGTATTCTGCAAGAGCTTTGGTGATTTTATCGTTGCAGGTCGTCATTTTACTCAACAACCGGGAGATGTCGCCGTTCTGTATGAGCTCGACGAACTTCTGTTTGCGCCCCAAAACCGCGTTGAATTGATTGGAGAGGGCTTGAGTGATTTGTTTGATCGTTGTCATATTTTATAGTCCTAAATCTTCTTTTGAAAGCGGAATTATTTGTTTGTAGTCGAACCATACCCGCATCAGTAGCGCATCCCTCCAGTCGGGAGAGCGTCCGATGTCCTGTTTGATTTCGTCTTTGGGTTTCAGGAACAGTTTGCGATCGTTGTCCACATTCCAGGTCTGGAGTTGTTCTAATTCTTCGGTAATCTCGTCTTTTTGACCATCCGACAGTTCGCAGTCGAAGGATATAGCAAAAGAGTTGATCTTATTGGCCAGCTTGTATCCGCATTGCGTCTGGAGGTTCGAGAAATTTTCTCCGTTGAGACATTGCGAGTTATTGACGAATCCGCTAATCCGGCACATATCGACCACTCCGCCGCCCACTCCGTCTTCGTCAGCGATGATCCGATAGCGGGGGATGCGGTGTTTGGCGGCCAATGATTCGATGCAGGCGGCTATTTCCGTAGTGGCGCTTCGGTCGAACGACACCTGTTCGATGATCGCCCAGCCATCCCATACGAGGATTCGCGCCCGGTCGGAACCAAAGCGGGCAATATCCGCCGTGATGTATTTGATGCCGGTACGGGTGTGAATTTTAGGATAGAATATCTCACGAATATTATCATAGGAACATAGGGCATTTGGATTGTCGTCATAGTCCCAGTTTCCCTTCAGCAATCGCTCCTTTTTGACCTTATCGGTGGTAGATTTCAATGCTTCTATATAATCCTTTTCAATGAATGGATTGTCTTGTACAAGTGCGGCAAGGTATATTTGGTGGCCCGGGAGCGTCCCAGCTTTCGCTGGTTTGTAGAATGTTGAGTGCATCCAGTTCTTTTTCGGATTACAAGAAATGAACAGTTTGCGTAGGATTCCGTATTTGTCGTTCAAATGACGCCCGATGCGGGTTTTGAGTGTGTCGTAAGCTCCAAAGTTTACTTCGCCTCCTTCCTCAATCCATCCTCCGGTGTATTCCACTGAACCATAGCGCTCATAGAGCGGATCGGAAGGGAGATAACGCAGATCGAGCAGGTCAATCCTGCTGTTATTGGCAAATTGAATGTAGTGGTCTTGTCCGTTATATTTGAAATCTTTGTCGCGCTTTATACCGTATTGGGTACACACCTTGAAGAAGGTGATAAGCGTAGATTCTCGAAGGCGCTTTAACTCTTCGCGCCCGATAAACCATTTTGTCCCTGGATAGCATAGTGACATAAAGACTAACCAAGTACAACCTGTCCACGATTTTGCGCCTCCGGCGGCTCCGCCGTATAGAAATTCCGTATGGGTTTTATCGGTAAGGATGCACAGCGCTTCTTCCTGTTTGACATGATGCCCTCGTTCCGACAAGGTAATAAAGTCGAAAATTCCCCTACGGAACATTTCGCATTCGATTTTAACTTGGTCTGCGATAAGTTTATTTATCGGATTTACCATTGGTTGCTTTATGGATTAGGGCGTGCGCTGCGAGTAGGTCGGCATTGGATAATCCGGAGTAGTCCATAGTGGTATTGATCTCAATGGAATTGCCGTCTTTCCCTGTATGTTCTGTTTTATCCGGTGCATTATATCCGAGCATGCGATTGATGGTTTCGATGGCTTTGCTCTTGTCCATCAATTCTACGACGGGACATCCCGATCGGTCGATTTTTATGGATTGGATCAAACGTCGCTTCTCGGGAGGAAGTGATTTCAGGTCTTGAAATGTAATGGACGAAACTTGCCGGATACCGAACTCGGTATTTTCTTCAACCATATCGGCATTGACGAAATCAAGTATGTCAGCATTGATAATCGAGAGATTGAGCCGGACGATTTCCTCTTTGGTAATTAGTTCTTTCTTCGATAATTGAGTTTGAAGTTCTTTCACCCTTGCCGCAACCTTGACGTCTGCAAGAAGTGACGACGCTTTTTCCCAGATAGATTTGTCTGTCATTCGGGAACAGTCGTATGCAAAGCGATACGCCTCGGAAGCGTTACCGTATTCGAGGTACTTGTTGCAAAACTTCTCCTGTTTGATCGTCAGCTTTTTTGCATTTGCCATGTTATTTCGTCTGGATCTGCTTCCTATATCTTCATAGGTTCAGAGGCAAAGATGAAAGACTTCGGCACATTACGCAATTTTTACAACTAAATTATTATTCATCAATAATTGTTTAGTGTAAAATCATCTCCCTCTCTTAATTCGTACGCATATCACAGTTGTTGTATTTGTTGTACTAAAAAACATAGATAAAATGACATATATCATTGATGTTTTATCTTGTTACTTTGCTATGTATGTGATATTTGACATTATTTAATAATTTTCGTTAATATTTGTATGCTCCCGCCACCTCCACAAAACGACATTGGTTGTCAGTGTATTGCAGTCGTGGTTG